ATTCATCAAACATATTATTTTCTTTAGCAGATATACACCACTTAGTTCCTTTTCCATATAAACAAGCTGCTTCTTTAGTTAATATTTTATATAATATATATTGTGAATCTTCGTATACTTTATCTGCTCCTGATGATTTAACTTCTTTCTTTTTAACCGTTTTAGATTCTTGAGAATTAGTAATAAAGTCTTTTAATTCTTGAAATCTTATTTTAAACAGATCAATACCTTTAGTTAAATGTTTCTTTTCTAATTCATTAAATTTATTAACTATAGTTTCAACTTCATTATTATCTTCACCTTGTTGAATAAATTTTTCCTTAGCTTTATTTAAAGCTATTTCAGAAACTTCACTCATCATATAGTATTCACTGAATTTCATATATAACCTTTAATACGTTATTGGATAATTACTAAACATATAATCATTATAATTCTTAGAATATAATTTAGGATCTGCATACGTTTTATCTTTAAATATAGTTCTTATTTTATCAATATTAGTATTAAGAGCATTTTTTCCATTACTAGTTATAGATCCGTTAACTTTCATAAACCCTTTTGAAACTAATGAACTAACTATATTATCATATTCCTTAAATCTAGGTCTAGCAAATGACATAAGACTTCTAGCCCAATAAAGCGTTAATAATTCTTTATCTGTTATATCATTATCAGTTTTATCAGGTAAAAATTTAGTAGCATCATCTGAAGTATATATTTTTAATCTTTGTGGATAAATACCAGCAACTGCAAAGATATATCCTGTTGGTATTTTAGTAGTACCTTGAATTTCTTTACCAGTAATATTACCATCGCCTTCCATTCCACTTCTTGTAAATTCAAATTCCGTTTTAATAGCTTTACCATTCATTAATTTAAACATAGCATAATATTCTCTATCAGCTTCGTGCCAAGGCATTTTAGCTTCTATTTCACCTGATTGTATAACAGAAATATTTGAATTAATCTTTTTACCTAATATTTCATCAGCCCATATTAATATTTCAGATGGCACTTCCTTACGACTAATATGAAACGAAACATCAGATTCTTTCAAATATAACATATTTTTTAATAAATTATTGATTGACATATTTATCCTTATTATCTAATTTGTTAAAAAATTTATAACCTAATTCTGTAAAGTCATTACTAGCTTTAAGATTTTTCATATGTTCTTTAGCTATATTAACTAATTTAGTTCCAATACCTTGTTTTCTATATTCATCTTTAACATATATATTTGATAATACATTAGTTCCATCAGACATAATAACACCTTGAACAGCTCCTACTATCTTACCATTATCTCTATATAAAAATCTCCACCCATCATATTCTGAACTAGTCTGATCAATATTCCCTAAAGTCTTAACTAACTTTTCTTTACCTATTAAAACTCTAATATCTTCTGAATCTATTTCATCAACTAAATGTTCTAACTGACCACTTTCATCTTTAGTAATAAAAGGTTTCTTATTACCATATATTTCTATCTCTTTAAAATAATAATCATTGAACTTCATTATCAGGATCCTCAGATAAACTAAATTCTATCTGATCTTTATACGCTGCAAAATCAACCAAATATACATCATTGTCTGTAAAATCTATCATTTCAAACTTTTGTTCGTCATTCATATCCTTAGAAAAATCCTTCCAATCCTCATCTTCATATGAATAATACTTCTTAAAAGCATCTAAAGGAACCATATGAGCAACAGCAACTATTTGACCAGACTTCTCAATTTCAATAGCCTTAGCTGAATCATCTGTTGCTACTACCAATTTTCCATTATCAAAATTATTATATCCACCTTCTCTATTCCCAGAATAATATAAATCAAATACATGCTTATTTGTTAATGTAGGACCGCTTCCTACAGACTGTGCTGAAACATAATGACCTGCTTTCTTCCTTTGAATTTTAACATCCGGAGGGGCATATTTCCACTGAAGATCGGCAGGTAAACTTTTTACCTTAACTTTTTTCCATTGTTTAGTAACTGGAGTTCTATGATAAACATATTTTTCACGCCAATCAGAAGTATTAGAAACTTCTGGATCCTCTTGAAACAAATAATATTCTAAAAACTTCATTTTACTTCCTCATAATTATAAACTATTGTATACGGTTTAGTTACCATTTCAATTTTATTTATTGAAGGCATAATTTCTTTAAAATATTTAACCTTAGGTTTACCATAATCATTCCAATATTTACCAGTTTCTCCGGATGATAAGTATAAAGTATCTCTATTTAAAGTATATTCCAGTCTAAGTTTCCATTCTGTTTTTAAAAATCTTTCAATATCTTCGTGTAATATATCTTCAATCCAAGCATATACGTCATTATTATCGTCTATACCAAAACGTATACCTTTATCATATGATTCTTTAGATATAGCTTTTAATTCTGAATGAGTTGGATTTTTATATATTTCAGCATATCCTTTGAAATAATCTGTATTAAAGTTATTTCCTTTATAAAATGATTCTGTATAATAAAAATTATTAAATCTGTTCATGATATTTTAAATTTTAATCTCATTTTATTTAAGTTTTGTTCTGCTTCAGTTTCATCTTTAGCAAAAAAAGTACTACGAGTTTTCTTATCAGTAAAAACAAAAGCACCAGTAAATGTTTCAAATGCTTCTTGCCAACCATGAAATTTTAAGTTTAACTTATTAGCTATTTCTTGACCTTTCAACAAAAGTGATTTCAGATCACTATCTAAATCACTATCATTTTCAGTAATAAGCTTAGAAAAATAAAATAACTTAAAATCCATATTTACTCTTATTTTGTAAAATTATTTGTTTAGCTTTTTCAATATCTTTTTCTAAAATTCCTTCCGTTGAAAATATAAATTTAGCTTCTTCTTTAGTAATTTTTATTAACTTAATTTTTTTAATATCGTTCAAAAACATACAACTTAATTTAATTTCTTCTTCATTTTTTATTCCATCAACATCCATATAATTATTATTACTAACTTTTACAACAACATGACAATCTTCATACACATTTTCTTTTATATTATTATCCCAATAAAAACCTCTTACAACATATAATGGTTTATTTAAAAGTTCTGATAAAGCAATAGCAAAAACTTCACAATTACCTAACTTATAAGAACAAGAATCCTCAATAAAATAATATGAATTAAAATCCATATCGTTTTAGTTCCTCTATAGTTTTTTCAGGATACTTATGTAATATTCCAATACCATCGTACTTAACCCAGTCTTTAATATTTTTATCTTCATTATCTATCAATATACTGTTTTGTGTAGCATATTTAAACTTATCTCTATCAAATACATAAGGAACATCTTTACCTAATTCTCTAGCAATCCACAACATTTTACCTTCTTTACTATACGTTGACCTAGCAGGAGAAGTTAATATTGTTGGATTATGATTTTTAACATGGTTCCATAGTTTTTTAGCATTAGGCAACCATTCCATATCTTCCCAAAAACTTATACCACCTTTATCTTTAATAGCAGCCCAAAATTCATCTTGGGTCATTCCTTTTTCTTTAATCTTTAAATCATCCAAAGCTTTAGTAAAATTTGTTAAGACTCCGTCCAAATCAATAAATATTTTAAGTTCATCTATTTTTTCAGATTTTTCTTCAGCTTCTTTGAAATAATAATTATTAAATTTATCCATTAGACCTCACGGGTAATTATATTTTTACCAGCATAATCAGTAATATTGTATGATTTTAAAAATGAAAATGCATTAACCATTCCATAATCTATTTTCTTTAAAAGATCTTCATTAACAGTATTGGCTTTCCACGATGGATCCAATAATTTAATATTAGCTTCTTCTTTATTATTAGCATCCCACATAACATCAGCAATGAAGTGAAGTTTAAATTCTTGTTGGATTTTCTTAGGATTGGTATCAAGTTTCCATACATGAACAATACCGTTTTGATCTATACCGCCTCTAATACCTCTATTATCAATTTGTAGTAAATATTGTATTTCTCTATCTGTAGGGTCTATAAACAGTTTAGTTTCATTTTTATCACCAAGCATTTTTTTCTTAAATGCCATTCTTTCATGAACGGTCTCTTTTGAAAGTGGTGTAAATATATCTTTATCTGATTTTAATGGATTAGTTTCTTTTATACTAATAGGTTTATTTAAAAAATCTTTAAGATACTTATTATTTAAAACTCTATCTTTATATGACTTTTTATCTTCATTTGATGCAGTTTGTCTAGACCAATAACTTATTATAACATTATACTTATCATCCGGATAAATATAAATTGGAATAGCTTTATAGTTGTTATAAAGTCCTAAATCTTCTAAGACTTCATCGTGTAAGGCTGCTTTATCAATCCACACATATAAGTTTCCTTTAGGATCTATGATACCACGAAAAGAAGCAAATATATCAGTACCAACCATTTCATCACGGTCAGCAATGTTGGGATTAATATAGAGTTCGGAATAGCCATATTGTGACTTTACTCCTTTTGCAAACTTCTCATAAAAAGTAGTAAACTTACTCATTTTAAGCTACCTGTTCGGCTGATTTAATAATATCTTGAGCTATTAGTTTTAACTCATCTGCTATATTTTCAATTTCTTCTTCACCTAATTTATGTTTTTGACGAACCAATTCTACCATTCTTTGTAGGTCTTTAGGGTCCAAATCAAAGTCTCTTTTACGTTTAGCTTCTTCAAACCATTGTGAAATTAGATATCTAGCATATTCATTTCTTAAAGAACTACCAATGTCATACTGCATTTTATAGTCTTCACCAAAATAATACGAAATAAAATTAGTCATAACACCTACCTTTAATAGGTTTAATTACCTAATTATATTTATATTAAATGAATTATATTATTTAATCAATAGTTGTAGCTTTAGGTGTAAAAGTTCTTACTGGTTCGTCTCTAAATGAAGATTTTCCGTAATCTCTAGGCATATCATCTTTATAAACAATTTTATAGTTACCAATTTTATCAGCAACAGTCGGTAGTATATCTTTTATAATTTTATTTTTCATTAAAAAAATCCCAGCACTACCAACGCCAACCCATTCAACTTCACCACGTTTAGCTCTATTTAAATTAAGATATCTTCCTTTTGTTTCACCATCAGTACTCATAATGGCTACAGTTTTAACTAAATCTTCTGCTTCTTCTCTTGAAATTGCTTCTTTTAAAAACTGAATAACTGACATATTATTTTCTCCTTAATTATTAAGATCTATAATTATTTATAATAATTAAGACCACATTTTTCTAGACATTTACCTACGTATGGGTGAATATCTAATGGAATTGTTTTAACCCACTTATAATCATCACTATATTGATCTAATTTAATAGTTAATGTTATAGGCATCAATAAAAAACAAACATTGATACTATGAATAGGAATACCAGACGGACCTGTATCAAATACTGTTTCGTCTGTATGAACGATTGGACCTACTATACATTCAATTCCTGTTTCTTCTTTAGCTTTTCTATAAGCACAATCTTTAAGTAACTCGTTTTTATAAAGACGCCCGCCCGGCAACCAATACGCATTTTTGGAAGGTTCTGTATTTCTTTTAACTAATAATACGCCGTTTTCTCTTAATATACAAACATCCACACAACAAATTGGCATATTTTCTACAATTTGATTATATAAACTTTGTTCTATCATGATCTCTATATAGAAATGAAACCAACTATTTTAATCGTTGAACCTCACGATTCAAGCCCACAGATTTATCCGCCGGTAGTTGACTTCTTTCTTAATTTTTCCTTAATTGGTAATTCACTAGGCATACACTCTAATTTTCCATTTCCCCAAGCATTTTCAATCATTTCAATATGACAAGGTATTTCTAATACTCCTGATGGTTCAATAGAAGAAGCCTGATCACTTCCATACATTGTTCTATCTAAAGTTATATGATACTCAATCATTCTAGCTCCTAACGTAGCAGCCATAAAAATAAACTTTAAACCTGAATAGTGATTAGAAAAACCAATTTTATATGATGTTCCTAAAAACTTAGCTTGTAATGTTGCTATTTTAGCCATATTCATATCTTTTACTGGTGTAGGATAACTCGAAGTACACGCTAATATATACTCTATATTATTATTCCCTAAAATCGATAAAGCTTCAAACAACTCAGTTTCTGTAGTCATACCGGTAGCTATAATTACTTTAGTTTGTGTTCCTTTAATAGCTTCATTAATTTTCTTTAATAAAGGTTCATTAGTTACCATTGCAGAAGCTACTTTAATATACTTAGGATTATATTGCATTAAAAAGTCAACAGAATCTATATCCCAAGGAGAAGCAAACCATCCTATACCCTTTTCCTTACAATATCTATCTATTTCATCATACTCTTTTTTACCAAACTCTAATCCCATCTTTTGTTCTCTATTAGTTGTTCCCCATGGAGATTCTCTAGGTTTATCTAATTCAGCCTTAGTATATACAGCTTCAACTGTTCTTTTTTGAAATTTAACAAACTTACAATCGCCTAACACAGCTAAATCTATTAACTTTTTTGCTATCTCAAGAGAACCGTTCGCGTTAATTCCAATCTCTGAAACTAAAATAGTATTCATTTAATCCTCCATATTATTAAATTTACCACTTGGTTCAATTCTATATGAGTCTCCATCTTCATGATGTGTTGAACTTTCTAATATAACGCTATCTACCAATCCAGTAAATCTATGTTTATCGTATGGCTTAACTCTAATCCAATCTCCTTCAATTAATATTTCTTTTATATCATTTAATTCAATTAATACTTTTCCAGAAATAACATAAAACAATTCATCCTTATTTTTATGATAATGCAAACTACATCTATAATCTTCTTTAAGTATTAATTCTTTACAACAAAAATCATCGTTAGCTAACCAATGCTCTTCACCCCAAAGCTTTTTAACATATTTCATTTATTATTTACCCTCTAGGAATTCCATAAAACTCACATTTAGAACAAAAAGGAATTTTATTTCGTTCACAATTTATATGTTTATGTACTAATTCCATTCTTTTTTTACCATACCATATTTCCTCAAATGTCTGATTATTTAAGTTTCCTATAACCAATTCTTTATAAGGATCGAATCTAACACATGTTGAAACTTCCCCAAATCTATTAATAGCTGGATGACTTAACATCTCTAAACAAAAACCGTGTTCTGGTATTACTGTTTTCTTTTTATAATTAAAACTACCCATAGGAGAATGAAGAGTTCTATAAGCTATCAAACATCCAGTATCTTTATATAGTTGTAATCTTTTTTCACCTACTTCACCAAGTACTCTAATAATAACATAGTGTTTATGGTTTACTATCTTTAAATAATCAATTAATATGTTATACTGTTCTTCCCATTCTGTATCATCTTGAAACGTAGATATAGTTATAGATTCTAAATTACCTTCTATTTGATCAAACTTCTCTAATAATAACTTACCATTAGTATCTAAACATCTTATTTTTCCTTTTAGTAATTTCAAAGCATCACCTAGACGAGGATACATTAAGGGCTCCCCGTTATTATGAGCTTGAACAATAATACCGTCTGGAATTTGCAAAGCTATTTTTTCTAATAATTCAAAATCCATATCACCATAATTCATACTAATCTCAGGAAAATCTCTATCAATTTTCCTTCTACCGCACATCCAACAATTCTTATTACATCTACTTGTTAGTTCAATATTAACTGTTGTTAAACCTATCATTATATTACTCCTTATTACATCTGTCTAAATCCTCTAAAGCTAACATCTTTGTTATCATACAAGTTTTTACATTGATCTATTACACTTTGTTCGTCATTATTTTTACTATAATAAAACTTAATCAATTCAATATTAGCTTCCTTTAAAGCTTCATAAAAATCATTATCAGATAAATTTGTGAAGTTAACTGACATTAAATCTGAGTTTAAATGTTTATTCTCATAAAAGTCTTCAACGTCTTTAAGCAATCCTTCATTAATAGCTTTATAATACAAAGGAGATCCAGGATAAGGAGTAACAGGTCTAATAGTTCTTAATTGACATCCATCTCCATATTTTTTAATAAACTCTACACCTTTCATTAATATTTCTTTAGTTTCTCCAATATTTCCAAAAATTATATTTAGACCTTGATTAATATCTAATTCCTTAGTAGCTTCTACACCTTTTATAATTTGATCAACAGTTAAACACTTATTCATATTTTTTAAAACATTATCGTCTAAAGATTCTATACCATAGTTAATAAATACACATCCGGCTCTTTTCATTAATTTTAATACTTCTTTTTTAGCATAATTTAATCTACCGCTACATTCCCATTGTATATTTAAATTATTCTTTAAAAATTCTTCGCATAATAATATTACTCTTTTCTCAGATGACATTAATAGTTCATCTAAGAAAGAAATAGTATCTATATTATAAGTTTTCTTTAAGTATTTAATTTCATCTATAATACTTTCATTTGATCTAATTCTTAATCCTTTATCAAGACGATAGCAAAAATTACATCTAAAATTACATCCACGACCCGAAACCATAGACATAACTCTAGCTGTTTTTTTAAATCCAAACTCTCTAACTAAAACATAATTCTCAATAGGAAATAAATCCCAATTAGGTCGTAAATCATCAATATTTTTTATTACATTATCACGTTTATCATTATTATTAAAATCCAACCCAACTAAACTATCTATATCACTAGGGTTTCGCCCTTCAACTAAAAATAGAAATGGAACTTCACCTTCACCAACTACAATATAATCCGCTTGTAACTTCTTTAAAAAAAAATTAGGTTCTGGTGAAGGACCATGGCCCCCTAATATAAACTTAAAATTTAATCTATTCTTTGATGCGTTAATAGCTTTAGAGATTAATTGAATTTTTTTATATTGATAATAACCAGCTATAAACCCTAATCCAACATAATCAAATTTATTATTATCTAAATAATTAGTTAAATGAGATTCTTCCCAATGAAATACATCTTGATTATAAATAGTTACTTGATGCTTATGTTGTTTTAAATACTCAGCTATATAAGCCGTACCTAATGGAAAATTGTGTATATACGATCCATTATCATACACTATTAGCAGAATCTTTTTTTTTAAATTATTCATAATATTTCAACCAATTCAATATAATTTTCATATCCTTTAAAAAAAGCAACCTTTGCTGATCCATCTGGCGAGATTGTTGGTGTTATAATAAAATTAAAATTATCTTTTAATTTATTATAAATATCATCTACATTTTCAACTTCTAATGCAATATGATGTTTATCGTTTAATTCATTTACTTTATCAGATTCAATTAATTCAATATTAAATCCATTTTCTGATTTAAGTTTCGATATTTTCAATTCTCCAAAATAATTCCATTTTTCAATATTATTATAATATTCAACAAATCCTAATTGTTTATAAAAATTAACTGATTTTATTAAATCTTTTACAAACATTCCACAATGTCTAACATTCATACTTACTTTCTCCCAGTTGCTAGTATCATATTTTCAACTGCCCAATGTAAGGTTTTATTTTTTAAATAATGCTCTGGTTTTAAAATTAATCCTATAGACTTACATAGTATTTTAAACATATAATATTTCCAAACTAACGGTAATTGATAAAACTTTTCGGATTGAACATTTTTAAATCCATATATTTCTAATAAATCCTTCATGGATTTTTGATTATAAGGATGTATATGAGTAGGATCATCATAAAAAATATTTTTTTGATTATCCCAATCAGGAACTAACATTATAATTAATCCATTTTTACTCATTAAATTTTTAATTGAATTCATAAATATTTCTTGATTTACTATATGTTCTAAAACAGATTTACAAAATATAATATCAAAAGTCGATTTTATCTTTATTGGCTTCTCTAAATCAAATTTGTAAAAATTTAAATCTTTATGATAATCTTCATTATAAATTCTATCAATAGAAGTAACTTTCAATTGTTTTGTTTGAAAAGCTTTTGAAAATTCTCCTCTACCGCACCCTATATCTAATAAATTATGACCTTCTTTTAAATGATATCTCTTAAATAAATAATCTATTAACTTATATGGATAAGATGTATAATCATGATTTTTATAAGTTATTTCAACATAATTCATATATTATTTCTCCAAACATCAGCAATTGCATTATCAAAAATCATAAGACCTTTAGTTAAATGATCTTGTGTAATAGTTAACGGAGGTCCTATCTTTACTGATTCCCTTCCTGTATGAACCGGCAATAATCCTTTCTTAACACAAATATCACAAACATTATCAGCAATTGTTTTATTTTTAAATACAAACCCTGCTACCATTCCACAATAATTAACTTCTAATAAAATCGATGAAAAATTATGTCTACATTTAATATTTTCAATATATGTTTCAAAACAATTAATATTTTGTCTAAATTTATTTGATTTGATTATTCTATCTAATTCATTTAATACTGCTAAACCAGATGCACAACAAATAGGATTTGCTGAATGTGTACTACTCATATCTCCTATATCCGGTATATTCAATATTTTAGATTTGCCAATAACAGCAGACAATGGCAGTCCACCACCTAATCCTTTACCCAAACAAAATAAATCAGGATCAACATCATAATGTTGAAATGTAAATAATTTACCTGTTCTTCCTAATCCTGCTTGAATTTCATCAAAGCATACCAATACATCATTTTCTTTTGCCCAATTACATAAATCCTGAACATACTGTTTTGGTAATAATCTTGCAGACCATCCTTGATAACTTTCTATAATAATTCCACAAATTTTTTTTGTATTAACTCCAATATCTTTTAAATCAGATTCAAAATTATTTTGATCATTTGGAAATGGTAAATGCCAAAAATGTTTATGACGAGGATACGTATTTGTTCCCTTCATTAATTCAGCTGCCATAGTTCTACCATGCATTGCTCCTATAAATGATAAAACTATAGGTTTATTAACTCCACCATACCACCGCGCCATTTTTACAGCTGCTTCTGTTGCCTCAGTACCTGACGATAAAAGAAATGCTTTTTCTCCATATGGTTGACTCATATTAATTAATTTTTGTAATATTTTTGCTCTTCCTTCATGATAATAAGTATAAGTATGAGTTAATTGTTTTGTAGCCGCTTTTTTAATAGCATTAATAACTTTTGGATTAGAATGTCCTACATTTTGTACAAAGATAGTAGATGTAAAATCAATATACTTTTTTCCATCAGTATCGTATAAAATATCATTATTAGTTTTTTTCCAAACAATATCATAATAACTTCTCATAGATCTAGGTTCTAAATTACTAATAGTTTCAATAATTTCTTTAGTTTTCATTTAATTATATTCCTTTCATTTTAATATTAAGAAAATCTATATCTTCTACAGTATCAATTTCATAAATTCTTTCAGTAATATATCCATATATTTTATTTCCAAAAGATTTTTTAGTTTGCATAATAGACCTAACAGAGACAATATCAACATATCCATTTGGATGATAAGATTCTTCAAACATTTGTCTAGGTTGATTTGTTATATCGATGTCATCGCCAAACAATGGTTTAACGGAATTATCGCTATTTAATCTAAACATTTTTTCTGGTGCTTCTGGTAATACATGCATTGATCTCAATGCATCAAAATCATAACTTATTGTATTAAATATTTCAATTGCTTTATCAACTACTTCAATTTTACGAATTGGTGAAGTAGGACGCAAAATAATTAAATTATCAAATTCATCTAATTCTAATTGAAAAATAGTATGAAGCATATAATCTATATCTTTCGCTTTATCATTAGATGTTAATTTATTTCTTTTTATACTTATAACATTTCCATATATTTTAGCTATCTCAATATACTCATCACTATCAGTAGATAATATAATCTGATTAGTATGTCTAGACGCACTAGCAGTTTTAATAGAATATCCAAGTAAATGAATTCCATTTAATAATATTACATTTTTATTAGGAACTCCTTTTGAACCACTTCTAGCAGGAATAATAAAATAGTTCATTCAATCTTTCCTTTGTTAAATGGTAGATAACTTAAATTATTTAAGTTTATTAATTCAATCCCAATTACTTTAGCAGAATCTCGAATTATTTCCATATCTTCTACAATTCGATCATAATTTTCAGATAAACCATCCATAGGAACATTATATTTTATATTATTAGCATATCCTAATCGATAATCTAAATCAATTCCAATAAAATAAACAGGATTACATCCTAACAAAACTGCCAACGCTAATTCATGAACTGCTATTGAATCTCCAGTTTTATAATGTTTACTATACATTGTCATCTTTTGTAATTCTTCTTGAATAGTTAGTCTTGTTCTATCAATATTATTACAACATAATCCATTCCAACTATAACCTCCATAATTTTTTAAAGAACTTTGCATTAACTCATTACACGTTTTATATTGAAAATGCCTCTGATCATATGCTATAATATCTGTTTTTATATTCTGTTCAATCCAATTTTTGTTTGTAAAATCCACAGAATTCGCATAAACTATAACACTATCAGTTTTATTAATATAATTAATTTGATTATCTATTCTTAACACACTACTTGCAAAACACCAATATGTCGGATTAACTTTATGAAAATCATAAAATTCGTTACAATCAATTAAAATAATACCTTTTTGTTTCAATTGATCTAATATAGGTAAATATTCATTTAATGATGGACCGTGTGCTATAACTAACGCAGGTATATTTTTATGACGATTAATAATATTATTCAAATTTAATCGCATATTGTCTTTTTCAACCCTTCAATTAAAGAGTATTGTGGATTCCAATTAAATATTTTTTTAGCAATTTTATTATTAATACTATAGTTTAATATTTCATTATCCTTGATTTTTTTATACTTAACTAAACATTTTTTGCCCATAAGCATTTCAATAAACTGAATAACTTGTTTAATAGAATAACTTTTCCCATAACCAACATTATATATACCAGATATATCTTTAACAATACTTATAAAAATCAATTCACAAAAATCATCTATATACAAAAAATCTCTAGTTTGATCTCCACCATATATCTCAATAGTTTTATTTTCTTTTATATGGTTAATTATATTAGGTATAAGCATATTACCACTTTGATTCTTCCCATATAGTATTCCAATCCGTAATATTAAATAATCTAAATCATATATCTTAGTTATTTGTTCACATACATACTTAGATAAACTATAAACATTTCTCGGATCTATACTATTACTTTCAATAAACTTCTTATTGTTATTAGCATATAGTGAAACAGTTGAAGGAATAATTAATTTAGCTTTACACTTCTTAGCTAATTCAGCTATTAACAACATAGATTTGATATTATTATTTAATTGTCTTAAATATACTTCATAACTATCTTCTCTAGATATATCAAACGCTAAGTGTATTATAATATTAGGTTTAATTGAATATAACGATTTAACATATTTTTCATCAGATATATCTCCATCATCTCGACTAATTGTATAAATCTTATATCTAGTAACTGATAACCATTCTTTTAAATGACATCCAATAAATCCATTAGCTCCAGTAATTAATATTTTTGTTTTCATTAACGTTTAATAGAATGAAAAAATGAATGAGCATTAGGATTAAATACTTTTGGTGTATCGGAGTAGTTTTCTTCCTTAAAATAACTATTATTAAATGAACGCATAGTCATATTGTTATAATAGCAAACATTTGCAACTATATTTTCATTAGTTCCCAATATCCCTTTCTTAAAACTATCTTCCAACGCATCCAATAATTTTTTTGAAAATCTAGATACTACCATAAATGATTTAAATCTAACATTAATATATTGATACAAATTTGTATTATCAAATTGTTCTGCATTTTTCAAGTAATCATAATCCGCACTAGTTAAATACTTCTGGTCTATATTTTGATCGCACATAATATTATAAGCTAGTAAATCATGACTATCACTTTTATACTCTTCAAAAAACTCATTATAATCACCTGCCAATTTAACATCACCTTCAATTAACCAGTAATAATCATAATTTATCTTATTCTTAAAATCAATTAAAGAAACTTCCGGATTAAATCTAAACATTGAACCGGGTTTATTACAAATCTTAGCCCACGATAACATTTTAGATTTATTAAAATCATCTTCATTATAGTAATGAATTGGACATATATCAGTTATATTTAATATACTTCCTAATTTATAGTCCAAACTTAAATACACGTCATAACCAGATTCATTTTTAATCTTCTTAATTTCATCAAATACATTTTCATTATACCAACGCATAAACACACAAGTTTTCATAATAATTCACCTTTCAAATATAACATTTTCTTTTACATTACACAAATATTTTTAATCCCAAGAATGTAAAACAATATTAGTTTTAGTTAATCTATCTTTTAATGGTTGTGAATTCTCTTTAAGATATAATCTATCATGCCATTCAATATATAGTTCTTTAACAAAAGTAATAGCTCCAGTCTCAATTAAATCAGGAACTACTTTAAATTCTGCACCTTCAATATCTAATTTTAAAACAATATACTTATCTTTTAACCCAATAATAAAATCACTTAAACTAATACATTCAACTTTATTAGGATGTTCTCTATCTAATTCCAATCTATTTTCTTTAAGTAACGTATTACCTAAATCACCAAAATGAACATTAGTCATTGTATAAAAATCTAATATTTCATTTTTAATCCATAAAGCTTTCATAATAACTTCAATATTATAGTTTTTATTAGATTCTTTAATTTTATATAGTATATTTGCATAGCTTCTATTAGGTTCAAAAAAATAAATAGTACTACCTAACATATCATTTCGTTTATCTAATAAATCTTTAATAGTCTCACCAGAATGCGCCCCGCCATCAATAAATACTTTTTCCATAGAATTACTCCTTAAATAATATATCAAACATATAATCTTCAGGATACAAATATTTCATAGCTCTATTAAAATTATCCTGTATATAACCGGATTCTAAAGCAACTTCATAATAATTTTGATCTATATAATTCTTTTTAATCATATCAAACTCTTCCAAAGTATTGAATATTAACATACCTCTAGTATCAAAATAATTTCCAATACTAGGGCAACCATAATAAACTGGCACACATCCTGTTAAAAATGCATCTATAAGCTTTTCACTAAAATAATAGTCTTTCTTAGTATTCTCAACCGTTATATGATACTTATAATCTCTTAATCCATCTGCCTTATCATCTAAAAACCCATAAGAACCTCTACCAAATAAACCATCTATACTATCTTTATACTTAGAAGCTATCTTATGACGCATTTGATGCCCGTCTGTAGTTCTTTTGTTTGAAGCGAACATTGATATTAACTTATTTTTATTATGAATTTTAATATCATTATCTTTTAACCAATGCCCAGTAGCATTAGGACTAAACACAAATTTACTTGAAATATCTAATAATTCTTTATCAAATGTTAAAACAGTATTGAACATTTGATGATTTTGCTCGATCCACTGGTAGATATGGGGTATAACAGAAGGTGGCTCTAAAATCAAAGCTATTTTATTAGAACTAGTATATTGAGCTGCTTCGTGTAAACAATAGTCTGTAAAAACCACAATATCATCTTTAACTATTGATTTTTGAGTATTCCAGACAATTTTCTTAGGAGATTTACCAGTATTCCCAGTACCACAACTAGGCCCGCAATTAATAAAACTTCGATCAATCAATCTCAATTCAAGCATATTTATTTAATCCTTTTCCAACATTCAAAAACCAAATCTGCATTCCATAAACATGTATGTGTCATTTCTAAATGTTTTCTAATATTATCTATTTTTTCTTTAGTATTTTCCACATTATGATGAAATTGTATTAAATAATAATTTACTTTATCAATTAAATTATCTTTTATTATCTTATCTAATATTAAATATTCAGAACCTTCAGCATTAATTTCCATCAAATCTATATTTTTTAAATCATTTATAATATTACTAATATTTTTAAACTTTACATTTTCAACGTTTACAGTATTATATATTGATGTTCCGTCTTCTCGTAATCCTATATTCATTTCTTTATCTTCATCTAATAAACCATAATTAAATATATGAACTTTAATATCTTTTTTAAATTTTTTAGTTAATATTTTATAAAATGAATTTACTGGTTCATATATATACATTTCACATTTATACTTATTATACAAGTCATATGCCCAGTCTCCATGATATCCACCTATATTAACTACAATACTTGTATCTATTAATGGAAAATCTAATCTTTTTTTATTAAGTTCATCAGATTTCATTATAATATCTCATATCCCATTAATTGATTTAAATTAAAATATTTATAATACTCTTTACCTTTTAAGTCACATCTACAAAAATGTTCTGGTAATATTTCATAATTATTAATATAATCATATTTTTTACGAGTAAACGAAATCTTATTAGTAAAATTCAAATTGTAAAATCTTTTTAATAGATCTTCAAAATTATCATAGTTTACATAATTATATGTATAGATACTTCCTAATTTAAATAATATTTGTTTTTCATCTAATGGCAAGCGTTCCTTTCTTCGATTCCAACTATTATAAACATCCTCTTCATTAGCATATATATGAGGATGAGGAAAACATATTTCAACATCTTTTAATTTACCAACAATATAAACTTTTAAAGGATCATTAGCATATTCAGATTCTTCAAATTTAATAAACTTTAAATCCTCTTTCATATAATCAAAAAAATTTTCTAATAATCTAATATAATGAGGAGTATGAATAAACATATTAATAAACGGTGATGTATACTGTAAATTAAAATGTATATTATATACTAACGTTCCAAAACAATTATCTGATACTATAGCAAAATTACTCATAAAAAATTAATACACATATTATCTTTAAGTATTACTTTTTCGATCGCCTCATTCAGACTACTCAGCGTACACGAGGGACATTGTTCAACGTTAATATTATTTACTATATCTTTATGTTTTTGTGTATTCCAAACTTTAGCTATTTCAGTTACATCAGGATAATGTGAACATAATATCATATTTTCTTGACTACGATGATCAAAACATGTATGAACATTCCCATCAGCACCAAAAGTAGGTTCGATTGGTATTATTCTACATTTACTAAAGTTTTTCTTAATAGATAGATCTGGATTAAATTTATGACGAACACCATATACATGAAAACTATTAGTATTTAATGTTTGTACTTCATCAAATTGTTTATTAATATACTCTATATTATCCTTAAAATTAATAGTTTTTTCATCTATCTTATCAAAGTTTATATACCTAATAGGTCTTAAATGAAAATCTTTTACACCAATAGATCTAGCTAAACAAGCAGCTTCATAAACTTCACTCATATTAACCGGATGTAAAAGAAATTTAAAGCACACATCACAACCAGTATTTAATTCATTAGATCTCTTTACAATCTTCCTTATATTGTTTATAACTAAATCAAATACTTTAGAATTATTAGGCAACCCTTTCATTTTATTATATGTTTCGTTAGTTACAGCATCTACAGAAAAACCGATCCATCTACAATTTTTAACTATTATATCTATTTTTTCATCCGTTAAATAAGTACCATTAGTAATAACAGCTGATTGTATTTGATTATGTTTGAGTTGTTCTATTAAAGCCATAGTACCAGGATTCATTAAAGGCTCACCGCCACCAGTAATATACGCCGCTTTAATATGACCTTCTGGTTTATCGGATCCCCATTCTCCTAAAAAATCTGCTAGTTTAACCATATGCTCTTCTGACATAGTATCATTACCACCACTAACAGCTTTAAACGAATTACAAAAAATACAATCGAAGTTACATTTATTAGTAGGATCAATACTTACACATACAGGAGTTAAATATTCACCTTTAGCGCAAGCTTCTAAGTGATCTTTATGATACAATGCTTTCATTGAATTAAACGGATTAAACTGATCCTGCCATTCTTTCATTAGCAACCTCCAAAATATATTCTTTTGATGTTTTCATATTATTATAATAAAATTCTAAATTATAAGTTGAATTACAATAATATTGTAGCTCTAATTTATCTTTATAATTAATTTTTTTATTTAACATTAAACCTATATCACTAACACTTATATTTGATTTACCGCTTATATCTATACATTCATTTGATATATTTAATTGTAATAATTTATTTATAATATTAGCTATTTCTGTATTTGTAATAAATTGTAACTTAGAATCTGAAGATATAAATACATCTTTATCATTTAAAATATCATAAAGTATACCCTTTTTCATTTCTTTACCAATAATCACACTACATCTTAATATTAAATAACTTTTATTATCAGATATATTTTTAACTATTGTTTCTGATAATCTTTTATTTAATCCATAAGGAGTACTACTAAATTCAGCATCTACTGATGATATATAAATATATTTTTTAAACTTAAAATTTATTATTGATTCATATACAGATTTGGTACTTAATTCAAAATCTTCTATTGGATTTTGATTTGCCCAATATTTTTTACTATTTCCATTAGCATTAATAAGAACGTCAAACGTCATATCATAAAAATATGATTGATTATCTTTTGTAATATCATATACTTCATAATCTTTTGATAAAACATTTGATAGTTCTTTACCAACAAATCCATTAGCTCCAATAATACCAATATTCATACTATCCTTTTTAAACTAATTGGAAGATCTTGATGAGGAGATATATTATCAATCCCAATATATGTATCTGTATCTAATATATATCCTTCTAAATACATTTCATTTAAATAATTAATTGTTATACCCATATTGATATTTCTACATATTTCTTGAACTGCATTTAACGGAATATTAAAAATAGCTGATTTATTTGAACAAGCCATAAAAGGTTTCATACTTCTAGGAGCTAACTGAGATATAATAACTTCAATATGACTTACACTGACTATATCTCGCCTCATTAATAAATTATACATATCATCATACACAAAAATATGACAATCTACTGAATTAGGATAATTCCAATCTCCTTTAAGTTCTTCATTAGTCCATTGCCAAACATAAGGATTTTCATGTAAGAATTGTTTTGGTGGATGTGTATCAATATTTCCAGCAGTATAACACTTACTTATTCTAGGATGCATTCGTAAAGAAAAACAACAAATACCTTTATCTTTATTTAAATCAAAAAACTGAAAGTCATGATCTTCAGTATTAAAAGATTCTTTCCAAATATCATCGTCACACATCATTGCTAAGTAATCTGTTTTATATGTATTTAAAATAAAATCCATATTAATTCTAAAATTATTTTCTTCTACATATATTAAATCATTATGACGCTGTTTAACTAATTCATATCCTTGTTTAAATTTATCATTAGTACTTCTATACAACACAACTATATTATGATTTTGCCAGTTTATAAAAAACTTTTTCATACTACTAATAGCTGCATCTAATTGGCAAGGTCTATTATAACTTAATATGATAAACGTAATTTTTTTCATATCATTATTTCCTTTATTGTATCTTCATTAACTGCTAATAATTTTTTAGGTATTATAATTTGTCCTGATTTAATAATATCATATTTTTTTACAGCGTCGATTTCTTTTATATAAGTATATAATATACTATTATTAATTTGTTCTATTGTTGATACTGTTAAGTTTTTATGAAAAAAATGGTATGTATTTAACTCTTCTAAGTCTACTGATATATAATTACATATCTTTGTAATACGATAATTAAAGTCTGCATCTTCTGGTCCATATCCTATATATCTTTCATCAAATCCTAAAATTTTATCAAACGATTTTCTATGTATCAATCCGTTACCCGGTGCTATTCCTCCCTTAGTACGAAAATTATCTTTACTATTTAAAAATATTTTTTTACAGTCTTCTATATTTAAAGGATATGAAGAAGGTCCTAAATTATTATTATATCCAACTACTCTAACTGGTACAGATCTATTCATCCAAAACAAACCCATACAATTCACATATTCAGGATGATAAAATAAATCTATATCTGATAAAAAGAAATAATCTGAATTAATTAATTGTTTAACCCCAATATTAATAGTTGTTGGCTTACAATACATTTTCAAATCTAAAGGTTCATGATGATATTTTATATTACCTAATCCTTTGATTTTTTTATAAATACAATCCTTAGATGTATTACAAACACACACATTCACATTTTGTTTTATAATGCTCTTAATTGAATGTTTAAGTCTATTAATAGCTTCATTTTGATCTTCATTAAAATGAAACGAATATAAAAAATCTATTTTAGGTACAACAATATTCTTCTTTAAATTATCAAATAAATGTTGTTTGTTTTTATTTTCGTCTGTTAATATACCTAATTTTTTAGTAGCTTCTCTAATTTCATGTTTTAAACCATCTATTTCATTTGATTTATCAATATCAATAACTTCTAAATAACCTCGATATTTTTCAGCAATATTATCAGGAACTATATATCGCTTACCATCCCACGGTATTTCTTTCTTATACTCAGTAAATCTTAATGGTTTACCAGTACGATTAATTACTACTTTCATAATTCTGGATATTTTGGTTTGTTTTTAATTTCTCTGGCTAAACTAATTTGATATATTGGATTTTTTTTACCATCACTTATAGGATTCGTATCATTATAAATATACATTATCTTATTAATAAACTGAATTCTTCTATTACCACACATTTCAACTAAAGGATACATTATAGCTAAATCCCACGCCATAGGATAATACTTTCCATTTGACATTCTTAAATCAACATCTTTTAACTGTTTCCATACCTTATATTTAAATGTTCTTAAATGAGATGTACACCAATATTCTTTACCATCTCTATATTCTCTAGTACTCATTGTTAAAGGTTTATTCATACCACGAGTTTTATTATCAGACATATGAATATACTGACCATAAGTCAGCCATATATTTTGATTTTGATAAACTTCATTTAAATATTCTAATACATCATGCGCAGATAATGAATCATCTCCATCTAACAAAACTATTATATCTTCATCATTATCACATATTAAGTTAATACCATATACTATATTTTCTAAAGCACCAACATTAACATTTCTCTGTAATAATCTATATTGCTTTCTTTTATAATTGTCTGCCTCTGGAATATCTTTCATAAAACTTAAAATATATTCTAATGTTTTATCAGTTGAAGCATCATCTATTATAACAGATTTCCAATTAGTATATGCTTGATTATGCAATGACCATATACATTTTTGGATCCACGGCGCAGTATTATATGAAGGTATAATTATTTTAAAATTATTTTGTATCATATTCTAATTCCTTTATCCATTTTTTAACAATTTCGTCTTTACTTAGTTCCCAGTATCCGTTAGTTGAATTATTACCGTGAAAATTAGTACCTGTTAATTTACATTCTCCTTTAATATAACCCCACGTTTCTAGTATAGATGAATGATAAACGTCTGTTACAGAATCATACATTTTTTGTTTATCGTCTTCAATTCCTTTATATATAACTTTATTACCATCGATTAAAGGAGCTATCTGAGTTTGCCAACACCAAGGATCTGATAAAACACCATAAATTAAAACTTGTTCACATCCGTCTGCTAAAGCCCTTTTAATAGATTCATCGACCCTTTTATTTCTATCAATTGAACCTATAATCCCGCCAATTTTCTTATTAGATTTAGTATTAGGTTTCAAATCATTTAATATATTTGGAATGATAAAATAAGGATGTTCTACTAAATGATACTGTTTTTGATGTTCACTAACGAAATGTATCTTATCATAAATAGAATAATTAATGTTCTTTATTGGAAAAATATCTTGCTCGTGACTAGAAAAGAAAAATCCTTTAACAGGCGGTCTACTATTAAAGGAATTTATAAAATGAATTATTAAAGTATCATCTTTATTAACTGATAACTTATTTCCACGATTATATTGTGCAGATTTACATTGATTTAAGTGCCATAGATGTGGTCCATAAAACATAGCTTCATAACCGGCTTCGTTTAAAGCATTGGTTAAATTAATAAAAGCTATTGTTGAACCACCTATGTTTGACCAACCACTTATAATTTTGATCATTATATAAAATCCTTTCAATTCAAAAATAACATTTTCTATAGTGAATGTCAATATTTATCGTTTCAAATAAACATAGAAATCTACTAAAGTATTATTTTGTATTAATTCATTTAAAATAATCTTATTATCTTGCTTGGATTGTATAGCTTCAACTAAAACGTATATCGTGGTGAAAAAATTCTTTTTTGCGGATAATAACCTTTCTTTTATTATTTCAATATCATTATTTTCAATTAGTATTATTGATTCTTTACCTTTTAAAACTGATTGTATTTCTTCGTTTATTTGATTGGTTTCTGCATTAATAGCAGAAAGTTGTATAAACTTCTCGCTGACTGTTGCTTTATTACTATCTCCACAAACTAACACGAAAAGTTTATCGTCCTTTAGATTATTAATTTGATCGATTTCAATTCTTGTTGGTTTGTCTAATTCATAGTAATTAAGAAAGCTGATCATTTTGTATAGGTTCCTCAATGGTAACTGGTGGCGTATCAGTTATATTATCAGTCGGAACAGCTCTTATTTTATTACATTTATCTTCTATGCTATGTAAAAACTTTTCTTTAGCTTTATTTATTACATTATGAATTTTACGTTGCATCTTCTTAATTTGATTGTTATCGCCACTCATATACTTACGCAACTCAAGACCTATAGCTGTATTAAAATCACCAAATGAAGGAAATCGTTTTTCAAGGTAATTAGATAATCGTGCTATAAAAATAGGATCCAATGAAGACGTGAACTCTATGTCTTCCTTTAACATATCGTTCACCATAGATACAAACTCTAATGGATCCTGATAATAATAATCATTAAATTTCATTATAACTTTAATCCTTCATCTAACATTTTTGAACCTAAAAATCTCTTAAACTCATCGCCTTCTGATAAATTAGACTCTAAATGATTTTTTAACCTATCTATAACCTTATCAGCATCATGCTTTAAACAAAATGTAGATATAACAAACTCCCTTAATTGTGCAAAAGATAATCCTTTTGTCTTTTCTGCTAACTCGTGAATCTTAGCATCCTCTATATTCTCTTTAAGCTTAGCTTTTAAATACGCATATCTACCTTCAGTTGGTGGATTATCTATTTTAATCTTTCTATCAAAACGTGAAGCTCTAAGTATTCTTGGTGGTAATTTTTGAATATAATTTGTAGTTGCTAAAAATAATACGTTATCTGTCTGTGAATCTCCATCAAACAACTCTAAAATAGCGTGTTCTCCACCATAATTAATTATTTCATCTATATCTTCAATAATACATAATACTTTACGTTCTTTTTCAACTTCACGTAATGCACGTAATCCACTAACTAAAGTATGCGCATCCTTTGTAATAAGTACTATATTATTCTTTTCAACAGTTTCTGCCATAGCTAACTTAAGCAACGCACTCTTTCCAGAACCTGGTTCCCCGAAAAGTAAGACTCCTCTTTTATGTGTAAACCCATATTTTGTAAAGTCTGCTTTTAAATTCCAAAAATTATCTATTTCTTGTAAAATACTATTATATCTACTATCTTCAAATCTCAAAATATCATCAGTATTAACATCATGAATTTCAAAAAATATACCTTCCATACTATTTTGAATTCTATATATTCCGGCTGGTAATACTTTTTCAGTAACTATTTCACCAACAGGAGAAAACGAATTACCTTGTACCATATACTTTTTATATATCTGTTTTCTTTTACTTTCTGCTTGCTTTACCATAATTTGACCAGGACTAGATTCTTTCAAATATTGTGTAAATGACATTGTTTTCTCCTTTAAAATTACTTTATTTCTTCAATATATTTTTCATCAGGTAATTGATCCATAATATATTGTGATCTATATTCTTTTTCAAATGGACTTTTAGGCTCAATTAATGAAACAGCCATTAACGTACTTCTAGGATCATCACCTTTAATTATATAGCCGGTTCCATGTTTTATATGTATTTCATCATCTGGCATTGTTATATATTTTTCAAAAACTGGCAAAATTATCTGTGTATTTCCATAATAATAATTTGATTTTTTAACTTCACCAGTATTAATCCATACAGGAAAACTATCTTTAACTTTAAAAATTCTATCTTTGTTTTCCATATTTTTTAAATAATCTTGAAAGCTCATTATTAGAACTCCATTTTATAAAAGTTTTCTATATCAGCTTTTAGTCCTGCTTCACCATGATTAGAAGATATCATTTCATCTATTCTTTTTTGATACTGTTCAAAAATACTAGATTCATCAAATGATTGTTTCCATACCATATCTGCTGATTCTAATTTAGCTGAAGCTTCTTGTAATAATAACATTGCTTCTTTAGCTATTTTAAAAGCATTACCGGCTTCTGACTTTTCTACTATAAAATTATGAAATGACATATTATTTTCCTTGTTTAAACGATGCTACAAATGGTTTTAAACCGGCTTCTCCATTATCTGTTATTATAATTTCATCTACTAATTGTTTAAAATGAATAAAATCACCAGTTTGATTACCTGCATTTTCCCATGCTGAAGCTGCATCACCTAAATAACTACTGGCTTTTTGTAACAATTCTAAAGCTTTACTTGCATTTTGAATAGCTTCTTGATTAAAATCATTTTGAACATCTTTTACAAATTCATGAAATGGCATATTTTTCTCCTTTAAAAATCTGTTCCTATTTCATCATACATATCGTTAGCTAATTGACTTTCATCACTTATACTATGTTTTGAATTATCTGGTTCATATACTGAATTATATTGATACTTTCCGGTATTATCCTTTAAAAACCAATAAATAGCCTTTTCCGCTTCTTCACGCCAATTAGATGCATTAAACACATCGCTTAAATGCCTCATAACTTGATTTTTTATATTGTTTTTTATATTATATTTCTTTTGAATTTCCTTTCTAATTATTTCATCATATAAAGGATAAACATTATTACCAATTGATTTAGTAAGTAATTTATATTCTTTTTGATTATTTAACACATTTTGTAATATTTCTTCTGCATCTTTATCTGATATATCCTTTTCAAACTCACTATCAGCTATAACTTTAATATAATCTGAATTCAAATCTTCAGGCGTTGTTAAAAAAACACCTTGAACTTTACCTATCTCTGTAAGATATTTTTGATAACCTAACATTATTGAATTCTCCTATTAACTATTTATAATACTTGAATTTAATATATAAAACTATCAACTAACTTATAATTAATATTAAATGCATTAAGTAATAATTGTATTTCCTTAAGGCACTCGTTTTGTCCACCGCCGCAAATTAAAGAACCATCCCAATTATCCTTCAGTTCACTTATACTAATATCTGGTTCCCATATTGGTTCTGTTTCTATTATATCTTTTAAATGCTTATAATCAATAGCTGGCAATACATTTTTCCATACATCTACAGGTATATCTCTAGAATCATGTTTTCTATTAATAGCCATATAACGTAAAGCTTGTTTCATTCCATTATCTGTTATACCATAATCCATCCAACCCCTATAGAACGCGTATCCCTTATCTTGCCATGTTACTTTATCCCATTCAAAGTTTTCTAGATCAGGATTATTTTCAATTAACCATCCAGTTATAGCTTCAGAAGAGTCTTCACTATCAATAGTTTCAGGACCGTTATAGAAATATAATATATTCTTCTTTATAGTAGTAAGAAAATTACCAAAATCTTCTATTGAAAACTTTTTTGTAATATTTTCTTCATATAAAGGCTGAACATCTACAACTATTAAGTTTCTAAATTCACTACCTAATCGTTCATTTAAGTCATAATAATCAGTAAATTTCATGGTTTATACATCCAATACCTTAATTTGATTTTTATTAAATACAACTATTTCATCCATAAAATCATCAATAACGCCATCATATCCCATTGAAATTAATTTATTTTTCATTTCCATTCCATTTAAACGATAACCTAACTTATCTAAAACTTCTCTATCTGCCGGATTTTTAAATGTTATTTCTACTGTTGTAATTCTATTTTCGTCTTGTATTCCTTTAATTTTAGTATATTTCTTAGCTTCTTCTTTATTTTTTGAAAAGTATATACCCGAAACTCTAAGTGCTTCACTATCTCTAACATTAAAATCTTTAATTTTATTCTCACGACTACCATGATATGCTTTTATAACAATAGATTCATTTAAATTATAATATTCAGTAAATTTCATATTATATCTCATAAGTATACGTACCATCTTTAGGAATATAACCAGGTTTTCTCATAACTGTAATGATAGATATAAAGTCCTTGCCTTTACGCATTTTAAGAGCACCAATAATGTTTAACTTAGTTTCTTTATTCTTAACTAAAAATTCAGCTTCATTTTCTATTTCACCGTTAGCATAATCATTCATTATTTTAGGTAATGCTTTTTCTAAGTCTTTAATAATTTCATCTTCTGTAATATTCATTCGTTTATAATTATCAAGTCGATTCATTTGTTGATCTGAATGACTTGTACTATATAAGTCTAAGTTTTCAATATCTATTTCAATTTTTTGATTAGATATTGTTAAAAACTTCTTTTCTTGTAATAAATAAAAGTCTTTAAAATGCATAAGTATATTCCTTACATAGTATTTATAAAAACAAAAAGCCTATCAAAATTAAATGATAGACTTTTTAAGTTGACTACATTAGTGATTACTGTTTCTTATGTTATGTTATAAATTCTATTTAATTAGAATTTTTTAATAAAATCAAATTGATTTTATACGGCTCAAACACAGAACCTCTATCCAATAGGCGTTTTACAAAACCATCTTGGATTACTTTTTTTAAATGTATTCAACTCTAATTTAAAGCTTTTTATTATATTCTGCGTCAAATGAAGGAGCTTTAACAGTTTCAATTTTCTCATTAGGTTTAGCTGGTTTAGCTGTTAAATTACCTTTAGGTGGAGCTTTCTTTTCTACCTTAGGAGTCTTAACAGTTTCTACCTTTTCTTTAGGTTTAGAAGGTTTAGCAGTTAAAGCTGCGGAAGGAGCTTTTTTAGACATAGTTTCAGGTTTATTAGTTTTCTCCAACTTTTCATTAGGCTTTTTAGGAGTAGCAGTTAAAGCCGCTGAAGGTTCTTTTGTTTTAGTAAAAGCTTTATCTACTGAAGGCATTTTAGGTGTTTCAGATTCGTCTACAGTATCATCATCGTCAAACATAAATCTACGAGCTAATTTAGTTATAGATAATGCTTCTTCGACTTCTTCTTTTTCATCTTCCTTTTTTTCAGCAGCTTCTTCTTTTTCTTCAGCTTCTTTCTTATCTGCTTCTTCTTTCTCTTTCTTTTCCTTTTCTTCTTTTTCTTTCTTAGCTTTTTCTTCGTCTTCTTCTTTCTTTTCTTCAGCTTTATCAACTTCAGCTTCTTCAACTTCTGTTAAACCAAATTTACTTTCATTACCATCTTTATCAACACAAACTAATTTAGATTCTGCAATACTTGTTACATTATACCATTTATCGCCAACACGAACCAATTTACCTACTAATTTATTAATATCAATAGATTCACCAACATCTTCATCGTCTTCTTCATCTGGAACTTCCTCATCTTCTACATCTTCCCAACTAATAACATCGTCTTCAGTTTCTTCGCCTTCAGGTTTTTCTTCTGGTGTTTCTTCACCTTCAGGTTTTTCTTCTGGTGTTTCTTCGGGAGTTTCTTCTGAATTATCAGTTAGTTCAAATCCTTGTTCGCCAAAAAATTGTTTTAGTGAGTCGGCGAATTTTTGTGCCTGTGTTGGTGATTCAAATTCATAATCTTTATGTTCTAAACCAGTATCTTCATTTTCTGGATCAACTGTTACTTTATTATCTACAACAGTGATAGTTAGTTTTTTGGCTTCTATATCTGTTGGTTCGTCTACAGTTTCTTCTGGTTTTTCTTCAGGAGTTTCTTCTGGTTCCGTATCCGGTATCACTTCATCAGGAGTTACTTCGGGAGTTTCTTCTGGTTCGTCTGTTACTTCAGGAACTTCTGGTTTCTCTGCCTTTTCTTCTAATTCCTCTTCCTCTTCCTTTTCGGCTTTCTTGCCTTTCTTACCTTTCTTTTTAGCCTTAGCAGATTCAGTTTCCATATCTATATCAGTTTCATCATCTGTCGTATAGATTGGTGTTACTGAAGGTATTGTAGTAACTGTTGGTTCTGCCATTCCGCCTTTACCGCTTTTATTTGTATCGTTGTTGATGATAATTTTAATATCACCTTCATCCAATGCATTAATCTTTTCAACTACATATTCCATATTATTTTTTAAAAAATCTACATCAATAGTTGAAGGAGCAATAGTCTTATCAATAAAATCGTTTTGTATACGATTTAATGCTGTTTGTTTGTCAGCATAAGGACCATCAAAAGCTTCTTTCATAATAGCCTTTACTTTGTTCCACTTCTCTTTAATTATATCTTCTGCTTTTGATACATCCTGATTGAAAGTCTCTTTCAAATAAGTTGCAAATTCTAGCATAATATTACTCCTCTCTATTTAATTTAGAAGGTTCTTTCTTCTTCATTTTCGTCACAATAAAAATCATCACTACTATTTATCCTACTATTAAAATCTAACTCTTTTGGTTCATCTTCGCTTTCAAACAACTTATAATATATCTCGTATGTCTGAAAATCCTCTATATCATTTTCGTCTATTCGTGACATTAACCGTTCATCTCTATTATATGTCATTATTTCACCTTAGTATTTATATTATTTAATATCAAATTAAGCTTCTTAAATTAAATTTATGCTTTATACTCCATTCATTCTTCTGACTATAAGGTAACACATATATGTATTTATTATGAGGAACTATCAATTCATCCTGTACATCTATCAATTCCCACTCCTTTAAACAAAAAGCTATTGCATTCCTTCTCAATATATCATCGTCACATATTGCATTATAAGCACTATTCCTTGCTAATAAAAATAACTGTTTGAAATGTGCTAGATAATACTTAGAATCGTTTTCAATAACATAACACGAAGGATATAAAATTTTCTGCTTCTTATTAGCAATCCCTATGCGTGAAAGCGTTTCTGCTACTACCTTCATATCAACTAATAACTTAATTTCTAATAAACTATCCTTAATTTTTTCAATATTCATAGATGCTCCATTATGTTAGCACATTCTTCTTCTCATATAAAATTTGTTCATATGAAAAATTACAAGTAAAAGTAACTTCTTCACTTATACCATTATCTAAAGCCAATGAACTTAAACTTAATAAAAATGCCTCTGTAAATCTCCACACCGCTACTGTTCTTTTCTGATTGTCTAATATATTTAGTGAAATTGATTTTATAGTGTTTTTTCTAAATAAATCTTCTTCTGAACTAAAATCAGTCACATCTCCAGCCTTCATAGCCTTCATCCACTCAAATAAGTATATATAATTCCTCATATCTTCTGATAATTTAAAACTTATTTGTATCTGGGATAAATCTACATTAATCTTAGGTGCTTCTGGATGACGAACTCTAAATCCCATAAAATCAGAATATATCTCAGACATATTATAATCAGGAAATGTTACACTTTTAACTAGATTATCATATAGTCGCATATCTCTAATTGATTCAAGTGCTGGCATGTTAGAAAAATTAACTTGCCAATTACTACTATGAAACAAATTAGGAAACATTGTCTCAGTAGCCATTATAATAATCCCTCAATTTCTTCATCTGTTTCTTTAATCATTGGTCTAATAACCTTAGTAAACTCTTCTTTAACAAACGTTGGTAATGCAATAAATGAAACTGGAGTAATATCTATTTCTATTTCTTCATTAATAATCTCGTTATAAATATCAATCTCTTTTTGTCTTTCATCTAAAGCTTCTTTATATGTTTCTATTAATTCATTTAATGATTTATTAGCTTCTTCCAAATTTTCACCATTAATAGAAAATTGATTACCATTAATAACTGGATTACCTTGTTCGTCTTTACTAGCATACTTCATCAATATTTCTTTTCGTTTTATATCAAACTCATCATATTTAGGAATACCAGACTTTCTTGCTTTAACAATCTCAGTTACTTCTGGTGTTAAACTATCTAAGGTTCTATTTTTAGCATAGTCAAACCTTTTATCCAACATCTCATTTTCTGGAACTTTTAGATTAGTTAAAACAAACCAAATCTGAAAAATCCTTTCACGCGTCAACTTTGTTTTCATATCAATTTAAACTCCTTTATCCTGTAGCGGTTTGATAAAATATAACAATATAACAAGGACAATTAGAAAAAGTTGTAGCTTTTGGAATTATATTTATATATGTTGTTTCTCCTCCAACAGCCTGATTAATAAAAGTAGAATATGAGTATATTAATGGATGATCTGATGTTTCATAACCTGGAGGAAAATACTTAACACCATCTAAAATTGTGATATTATATCCAAAAATATTCATTGAACCTAATCCGGTTATAGTATCCACTAAAGTATTAGTATTAGCAACTAAAGTACCTAACATTACGTTTTTTACATAATATTTTAGTGGTGTATCAGTTGATAACATTCTAAAACCGTTTGTTGTAACAAGATTTGTAGCTGTCAAATTTGTTGCTGTTATTTCAGAAGCTCCTAGTTGAGTTACTCCAATAGTGTTTACTGTTAAAGCTGTTACTCTTGCATTTTCAACATATAAACCTTTATATTTAAGTGATAAAGACCCAATATCATCAGTATTAGTAATCCACGGTTTAATATTACCAATAGTAGAAATAGTCTTACCCATTAATAATAATTGACTAGTAGATGTCAACCAAGAACTCATATACTCAGATCTTGTTGCAAAATATGTGTTTAATGTATCATAATCTACTAATGAATTTAATCCTGCTACTAATAACAAATTATTTTGCTTAGATATTATCATTGCATTATTAGGTGTATAAGTTACACTATCTGTAACATAACTATTTCTAATATTTTCTAATTCTAAAACACCATGTAGTTTAATACCGCCTTTAGCAGCTAAATGAATTTCAGCAGCGCTAGCAACATTAGAACTAAAATTCTGACTATTTAAAAGTTGTCTGGTTAAAGACATGTGATTAATCTTCGCTGAAGGAGTTCCAACTGCACTATATGTTCCACTTGCGTCTAAACCAGCAACTATAGCAATATCTCTATCATAATATTCATTTCCAGTATTACAATAAAATGTTGTGAAAATAAATAGATTTTGATACTTTCTAAATAAATCCCCACCAATATACGCACCGTTTATATCAGAACCAGTTGATCCGTCTGATGTTGCAGTAATTTCTACTGCTAAATCACTTAAATATATTGATGGAATACCATAATAATCTGATTCTGAATAACCGTTAAGTTTGCCTATTTTAACCTGGCCATTATTTACATCAATAGCATGTAATCTATTATCATTTAATGCTACTCTCTCATATGGATAAGTTGTAGTTCCTAAAGCTATAGTTCTAGCTACTTTAGGTCTTATTGCAATAGTTTCACCACAATAAGTAGACCAATCAGAAACTTGAATAACTAAGTCTCCACCATTTGTACCAGAAACAAAATAACCGCCACTTACAACATCCATTGATACAAATCTAGAAGCGTCATAATCTAATCTTAATGTAGGTATATCATTATCAACTGTTCCACTAACATCTCTTGATTTCTTAAAATGTGCAGTGGCACTAATTTCTCTAACATCACCCGTAAAATTACCTACACCTATACGACCGGAATAATACAATCCACCCGGGCTATGACTCCAATAATCCGCCGAACTTGAAAAGAACACATCATTCCATGTAGCAGAAGTTCCGCTTAAATCTATCTGAATATCAAATATAAAGTTATCAAAACCATCAGTTGCTAATTCTGTTTTAACAACTGGAGTATCTAAATAAGCCTCACCAAAGAAGCAACTACCCAAAACCACACCATCAGTATCAACCTGTACTGCATACATAGCTATTTTATTAAACTTAAATTTACCCATTCTCTTATTAATTTCTGCTTTAAATACACCACGTAATCTTTCTTCAGCAGCAGAATCATATACTGGATAATAATCAGTAACAACAAAATAATCATCATCTGCGCTAGTAGGTCTATCATTATTTCCCGTTACAACTCCTCCACCAGTCACATCCCAATCATAATATCCTGCCATTGAACCAGCAGATACAGCAAAAGCCATTCCGCTAATTTGTGTAGATAATGGTACAATACCATATAAATTCGTATTGACTTGAACTTTTTGATATGAATCTACTAATCTATCACTAGTAAAAGCTACAGCAGAAATAACATAATCATCCGTATCAGATAACGAATAACCTGATATATTCCATATTTTTTCACCATAAGGTGCAGTTGCAGTTTCATCCGCAATTTGAGCTATAGAAGAAAGCGCACCTGTAGTTCTAAGTGTTGGGTCTATTCTATCATCATATACTGGTATAAAGTATCTAACATCTACATAAACACCATCATCATGTGCTGATAGTACATATTGCAAACCAGCTCTTGTAAGCATAACATTAGCCATTATAAAACTCCTTAAATTCTTATTATATTAATATTTATATTAATACCACGTTCCATCCCACCAGCTATTACTATAACCATCAGATCTAATATCAGTATATCTAGTCATTCTAATCCAAGCAGCTGTAGTTAATTCAAATGTTCTTTTAGCATATCCTACTAATCTTTTAAAAACAGTATTAATTGGTCTAATGGATTCAATAGCTCTAATAACTTTATCTCTACGTGATAAATCAAATGATATATCAGTACTTGTATCTAAATCTACTAAAAGAGCAAAATGCGGTGTAGGATACCAGTTATCAGGAATATTTCTTAAATCTGTTTCAGAGTCAAGTTTCCATTGACCTTCGGGATATGATTTATAGTTTGAAGTATAGTATTCCAAAATATCTCCAACTAATCCAAAAGAATAAAGCATAACTTTTATAGCATTTCTTGTTGTTTTAATTTTATACCACGTTGGCAAATTTTGTACTACAAATCGTATATATCTATTAGTTTCATTATCAGTACATGCTGAATTTGCTGATGTAGATGAAGCATACGTTCCGCTAATGCCTAATTCATCACGATATACATTTACGTTATATCCTAAGTTTTTAGCAAAGTATTGTATATATTCCAAATCTATTAAATCAGGATCATGCAATTCTGTTAATCTATATACTTTTTCTAATATTGATATTTTAGGAGAAGCTGACATACTATTTACAGGCCAATCAACTATTATTTGTTCTGCATCTGTAGCTTCAGTATCAACAGTAGTACCACTTATATCGTATGTAAAGTCTCTAGTTGGACCTCCTGAAGTTGCACTATTTGAATTCCACGTTTCTGTTATGGGTAATTCTGAAGTAGCACTATTTATCCATCCATCTTGACCATCATACATTTCGTTTAAAAAGTCTTCAAAGACTTCTATAAATTCTTCTACTTCACCATCTTTTAAATAATCAGGTAAATAAGTTTTTAAATCAATAAATCTACTATTACCATATCGCGCTAAACTTGAACCAGGACCGCATAAAGTTATATAATCTTCCTTAGATACACAATTAGCCCCTTCTAATATACCAACAACATCACTACCAACACCAACATTACCACTAACATCATATGCCGATACTGATACTGTATAATTACCAACAGCACTATAACTATGAATTAATATTGCATCTAAATCAGTAGTACTAGATAAACTCCCATCACCGAAATCCCAATTAGCACTAACAACAGTATCAGTTATATAATATCCACCTTTAACATCATAAAAACTAAGACCTGATAAAACATATGAATATCCTGTAAAAGCTATTTCTGGTATAGGATTAACTTTAATATTACCAATAGCGCTTGTATTATTATAGTATGTTTCGCCTGTTGCACTGGTTATTTTATAATTATGAATCGAAACATAGTTACCTCTATTAGCATATGATCTTGTTACTTCTATAGCTGATGTTGATGTAAAATATTGACCATCTCCATATAACACAGTATATGCTGATGTCCAAGTTGGATCAAATGTACCAGTTGGCTCTAAATTAGCAGAAAATATAAAATCATTATTAACAAAACTTAGTTTTGGATAAACTGTATATAATACATTAACGTTAAAAGGTGGCATATGAAAATAAAAAGCTCCTACGGATTGTCTAGATGAACTAAAAAATCCGTCGTTATAGTCTAATGTTGTCCAACGATTTATAATATCTGTATCAGTAATAGCTGATAAACCATAATTCGTATAATCATAATCTGTATAATTTGTATCTGTTATATTCTGAAATCCTGATATTGATTGACTTAATTCAAATGAAGTTACGCAATCATCGTCTAAATTAAGTGATGAAAGCTGATAATCCGTTGCAACAGTCGCCGATAAATCATTAACAAAATAACAACCACTAAAACTAACAGCAGATACATCAACACTATAATAATATAAACCATATTGACTTAACTCATCAAAAAAACAATCAACAAAATCAAGAGGTGCCGTTTGATATATATACATGGTTTTATTATATCTAATTTTAAAAGTACATCCTAGAATTTTAACTGGATTTATAGCTAATTCGTCTAGATAAATTTTCCCAGCATGACTAACATAAATATAAGAATTTTTTAAAACGTGTTGAAATCCACTCATCTCAGGTGCTGTATTATTTACAGTCCAAAATGTAAAATCATAAACGTGGACAACTAAACCATCGACAACTAATTGTGAAGTTCCATCATCATATTCGTTATAAATTTCAAAATTCCAATAAGGCAGTGTGGCATATTCTCCTGTTCCATTAACAGCACTTATAATCCAAGGACCATACGTTGACATATCCCAAGGTAGAAATGATGCTGAAATTGGATTAGCAGAAGTTGAACCATAATTAGTCAAATCTTCGTCTTGTGTTATTTGTCGCAAACCTTTCATATAATAAATTATATGTAGATCAAAACCACTCACATCATAATAATGGTCTTGACATTGAACGTAATTAAATGGTGATGCAGAGGTACCTGTTCCAGGCGTTGCATCTAAATCATTTGATATGTCTACATAAATTGCAGAAGTTGACATTACATTTTCCTTATAATAATTCAAGTGTTACACAAGCTTTAACACTAAATTTTTGACCCGCATGGCCTTTATATATATGAGTCGTTGGATTTGCTGTAGTAATAACCCAATCTTCTAAACAAGTATTATTATCGTAGTCGTAGTTGAAGCACCATCTATACTCTTTTACCTTATATTTATTCTTTAACTCCGCAGAAAAATTAATATATGCAGTAAATTCAACTATTAATGGAACAGGACCAGAAACCGGAACCCCTACAAAATCAATTTCTAAATCTTGTGTAGCATATATTGTTGGTTGTAATAAAGTATATCTTACTGTTAATTGTGTCGGAACTACTGTTGCTGAAATTGCATTAACTGTTGAAATTGTTGGTTGTAATAAAACCGCTGATATTTCTAAAGTTCCTACATTTATCGTTTCACTAACAGGCCCGAAATAAAATGCACCAATATGACCTAAATAACTAATATGAGCAAATGAAAATGATCCGGCTGCTTTACGTGAAGAATCCATATAACCTTCATTATAATCATCCGCTATCCATGTATCTTCACGCGTTTCTTTAGTTTTTGTTAAACCATATAATCTATAATCTAATGAGTCTTGATTATTTACTGTTATATCATCATATAATGGAAAAGTAACCGAAGGAGTTATTTCAAAATTACATGCACTTAATGTTACATCATCATATGCCGCACTATATTCTATGCTCTGTGCCGATGTTCCAGAAAATTCACAATAATTAAATGTTATTAAATCTTTAGGCGGCATATATAATCCAGAAGTAGAAATATCTGTTAAATCAAATAATGTATTCAAAGCCACGCAATCATTAAATTCTAATTTTTCAAAAACTGTTGAATCCTCTATTATACCAGTATATCCGGCACAAGTTGTATAAATTTGGTCTTTAAGATAGAAAGTTCCATCAACAAAAGTACAACCATTAAACATATCATAATTATTTGCTGAAGTAGCAGAATTAATAGTATTATCAAACCAAGTATCTCCACTTAATATACAATTCTTAAATTGATAATCAACTAATCCATAAGGCGGTAATGTTGTTGCATAGTCGTTTAATGATATAGGGCCGGCATGTGTTTTAACATATAAATTTTGAATTACTCCATCTTTAATGATTAAACTTACAGGTCTACCTTGATTAATATCATATATGCTAAAATCTGATACATCCAATGCGTTTATAGGTCTAACCTTCCAATGTCCATTAATAGTTGGTTCCCATGCTTCTATTGTAACAGCGCTTGACCGATATTCATCATTTAACCAATATGGTAAAAATATCACATCTGAAGGAGCTTCATATGAACCTTTAACTTTTAAAGTATCATAATCTCTAACAAAAGTTTGACCGCTTACTCCATTAGCACCATATGTATAACGCATAAATTCTTGAAACTGTTCTATGGACCAAGGATCTGTTGTTAATCCAGAACCATCAGTTGCTGAATAAACATTATTAATATTAAAATAAAATGTTCTATTAGTAGCCCACGAAACAATTTGATTTTCAGCAATTGCATTAAAGTTTGCTAAATTAATATCTTCCCAGTTAGGAGGATTTGGTGTATTATTAGCTGAAACACTATAATTTATTCCATTATCAACAATAGTTGTTACGTCTGCAGTTCTACATAAACCAGATAATTCATCTTCAGTTGTATAACAATCATTGAATGTTGCCGAATTATTTACTATACTTCCGTTATTAGGTACAAGTTGACCATATCCATCAGTAGGTCTTCCTGATAAAGCAAAAAGACAATTATTAAATATAAAATTAGTATTACTTATACTACCAAATATAAACATATATTCTGGACCAAAAACTACATTTGTCATTTCATTTCCATTCAATTCTACAGACCATGCATCAATAATATATACATTATTACAATTTGGAATAGCAATATAACCAGTATAATCTCCTGCTAAAATACAATCGTTTATATCTGATGCTGAATTACTAATATCAATAACAGCATATGTAGATTTTAATCTCCAAGGTCCATAATTATATACATCCCATGCGCTAATACTAACAGCTGAAGTAATCAATATACTAACATTTGATGGTGATTCATATGAACCTTTAGCTTTATAAGTTCTATTAGTTCCTGATAGTGAATCTATAAAATCATCATAATTAAAAGGATCAAATATTGTTCCTGCGTGACCGCTTGTAGATTCACTAAAATCAATATAATATCCTGAAAATGGTTCTGCCCATGTTAAACCAACACCATATTCTCCCCATCCCAAATTAAACTTTTCTAAATTAGTTTCAGTAAAATGAGGTATATATCCCATATCAGCATTTAGTATGTTTCCACCACCATCACTATGATCTGAAAATGCCCCAGAAAAAGTTAAACTGTTTGTAATACAATCAACGGCACTATTACCTCCATGTGTATTATCTATTAATGTTTCACTATTCTCTACATAAACACATGCATTTAAACAACCATAATCATATTCAGAGATATCAGATAATGTTTTAGTTAAAACAAAAGTATTCTTGCTATTATCATATAAAATAATAAATAATCCGTTAAAAATAAAACAATTACTAATATTACCAATAGCATTCATACCAACATCATAAAGTATAGCATTATCAAAATAAATAGCATCAACTATATTAAAACTCCAATTAGTGCCACTTAATCTCCATACTTCATCACCCCAACCTAATAACTTTACTAATTCACCGCCAGCATTATCTACTGCAACACCCCCACCAACTTGACTACCTTTACAATAAAAATTACTATCAGCTGAAATACTATTTTCCAAACAATAAACCATATCATCCCAGTTAAAAGGATCACCAGAAGTACCAATGTTTCCACTCGTACTTAAATCAAAATCTACATAAAAAGTATCAGCCATTTATTTTCCTCTTAATTCATAATGATTATATATCTTAGAATCTATTTCATTTACCTTATTCTTACTTATCCACCTATTTAGATAAGTAAAAAAATATACATATTCATTTAATCTTTCAGGTCTTCTTTGTATTATTGGCTCTAACAATTTTAAAAAATCCTTAAAAAAACCAGTATTATTACCGTTATACATCATACTCAAATCCCAATATCTACGATTATACTTTATTAAATATGGATGCTCTAAATCATCAAATATCGGTCTCTGTATTAACTCTATATCAGTATCTACATATAAAGTATTAGTTATTTGCCCTAGTAAATAAAATCTTAATATATCAGACCATCTAACCGAACTTGCCTGTAATATGATACTTTTTAAATAAGGATGGTCTTTATATAAATCTTCTTCTACAGTATTTATGCTTTTCCAATGTATCTTCTTATTACGTAGAAACTTGTTATCTGATACAATTGTTATAGTATCTTCATCCGTAACTTTATCTAAAACTGATTTAATATAATCTAATCTATTAGTTGGATTTTTACCTTTCCATAACATTAAATAATTCATATATTAACTCGCACTTGTATTATATTGATTTCTAGCATAACCCCACAAGCCAGTATCATATTCAGAATATGCCGAAGCTCCATAGCCCGGATTAGGCGGCATATCAATATCACTAAACGGTACTAAGTCTCCCTTCTTTAATATCACATACTCTATATTTTTATCATATAACCTATGACTTGGTGTAAACGGATAACTAACGGGTGGAGACCAACCAAACTGACTATCATCATTAGCTGATATATCAAAATCTGCTTCAATAGCACTAGAAGCTCTATTAAAAGTACTATTTCTAATATATACATCAGCAGCACTGAAATAATTAGAATCTTCTAAATCTAAATTAACAAAAACAGAATCTATTAAATCTAAATTATATCCTGTTTGTTGAGTCGCTGGTAAATATATTTCTGAATAATCTCCTACAACAAAATTATCAGTAAATCCATTTCCACTTAAATATAAAGTACTTCCTATAATATTTGAATCCGCACTTGGCATTACTACACCACATGTACCACCACAATATAATACAAAGTTCCAAGGGTCTATTTCTATTCCAGCATATGTACCTTGATAAACTATAAACATATCATATACATTAGTTATCTTTAATGTTCCACCATAACCAGGAGAAATATATCTCTTATTATAAATTATACCATTCTTTAATGTTGTTCCGACTGCCGATAATATCGAATTAGCATTTGTCGTTGTCCAGTCTTCTATTTCAAGCAACCAAGGAGCTCCATGCGTTGCTGAATTCTCCCAACAGTCAATAGTTAAATTTTTCAACGAATTTATAGCTAATACATTTTGACCTGTTGTAGGTTGTGTTAATTTTCTACTTCCACTTAAATAATATGTATCACTATAATCTGCACTTACAAACGATTCAACTCTAGTTTTAAATTCATCCCAATTATATGGATCAGCTAATGTTCCTATATTACCAGTATTAGCATCATAAGCTGAAGTTATATTAACATAATAAGCACTTGTTAAAGCTGATATTCCTAATGTTGTATTTGCTGTTGCAGAGAATGTTTCTTCTACAGCATGAGCAGTTAAAGATATAGTCTTCATTCCTAATCCAATATAATATGTATTATCAGGATTAGTTATACCTGAAACTGGAACACTACCAGTAGCATCTCCAAAATCCCATACATAACTATCTATACCATCATATCCATTAGCACTTGCTGAAACTGATACATATGATAAAGGTCTTAATACTCCACCAGTCTTATCATTTCCAAAAGCATCATATACCTTTATTATAACTGTAAATGCTCCTACTAATATAACTTGGACTGGTGTTGTAACTGTATACCAACTATTTTTAGAAATCATAACAGCACTAGTATTATAATAATCTGTAGCCGAATATATATGCGCTAATGTACTATTTGTATTTACCGCGGACGTATTTTCATCATCAAAATAATATGTAGCACTCGTTGCACTAAAAACTGTAAAAGGATTATTACCACTCAAAACAAAACTAATGGTTGTATTTGGTGCAGCTGATACTAACGATGCTGAAACACTTACACCACTTAATGCTGGAAAATATAAACTTCCTATACCATCTCGTCTTCCATTATACCATGTGTTTGTATAATCAGTATCTCCACTTATTGTAATTGTTCCAAAATCAGCACTTAAATAATGAAAACTATCAGCTGAAATTGCTGAAACACTTGCATTAAATATATCATCTGGTCTTGCCCATAATTCCTGTACATTAGTCCAATCTGTATCATCCGTTGTAAATCCAGCCGTAGCACTTGTAAACGCACAATTATCCAAAGTGAATACATCAACATCATTATCTTCTGTACAATCTATATCACTAACATCAAATATATCATTAACAAACGACATACTAACTATGTTCTGACCTATTATTTTATCTGCAACTAAATTAGAATTCCGTACTATTACACTATTAAAATCCTCAAAACCAATATTATACGTAGTTAAATTTATATAACAATTATCTATAACTAAATTCTGTGACCTAGCTTCATCCTCAGTCGAATCAAATAAAACTTCAGTCGTTGTTGATAATGTGCATCCCAATATCATATCATATATGTTTAAACTGTTTGACCCAATAGCAAAATATATATCAGCACTATTACCTACAATGTAATATGGATCCTCTCCCCAAGCACTGATTACACATGTAGCACCACTAATTGTCATTAATAAATCTGTGTTGATTATCCTCGTTCCAGAAACATAATACTCATCAGAAACCGTAGTTGATGATAGTCTGTGTATAAGCTGATCAAAGTTATACGGGGAAAACGTGCTTCCTAACCCGGTTGATACATATGCATTACTAATTTTTACATAATACTTTGACATTTACTTCTCCTATACAAACTATATATGTATTTATAAAAATTGACAATATAGGAAGATTATGTTATATTATTATATTCTCATATAAAGGAGAAAATTATGTCATACTCATTAACTGATATAGCTTCTTATTATAGTACTCATAACGATAACGATTTTATAAATTATATTAATAAATACTCGTCAGATCAAATAAACCATATTATTAAACAAACATTAGAATTTGCTTATTCAAACTCATCATTTTTTCGTGAAAGAGATACATCACTTATTAATCTTACTTATGAACATAATAATAACAAACACGGATTTGATGGTTTTGATATACAAAATAATACACCTTTAGAATTCAAAGCTGAAAATATAAAATCAAATAAATATAAATTTAATGGTAAAATATCTTTTAATGATTTCACTAAAAGTATTTATAATAGATATAATGAAGAAAATCCAACGATCGTATGCTCTGCTTTTATTCATAGTAAACTAATCTGTGCTTTGTCTATTAAATTTAATGATATCAATAATATATTTTATAATTTACTACAACAAAATAAAAACGAACGGTGTTGTGTGTTTTATAATTTGAGTAAAGATATTTCATTAAAATCGTTAAAAGTTGAATTTTTAAGTCCTTATTGGAAAGATTATTTAGATTATATAAATAAAGACATTCAAACATTATTATTAAACTTTAAAAACATATATATTCATCAACACGAAAACAAATCAGACTTTATTAAAATGTTATATTTAACTTCAAATAATGATAATAATTTTATCAAAGATTTATCACAATATAATAAATCTGATTTGATTGAATTTTTTATTAAAATTTTAAATGATTTAATTCAAGATAAAAACACTTCTACGATTCGTGAAAAAATAGCTTGTCAAATTGTAGGATATAAATACTCTCCGGGTAGGGGATACGACGGATATAAGATGGAAAATAATAATAAGATATTCTGTGAAATAAAAAGTCAAATTTGTAATAAACTCTCAAAAAACATATTAAAATGCAAAGGAAGTTTTTCTGATTATAATATAAAATTATTAGAACGATTTAAAAGTTTAAATATAAATATATATTCAACTGGATTTTTTGAAGGTAAATTAATTTATATCATTCGATATAACATGAACGAAAATCCTAATCTTTATAATTATATAAAATATATATTATTAAAAAACAAACAAAAAAATAAAAGACATATATCATGGGATATTTCAAAATTAGAAAATCGCCACGTTGACTATGTTAATGAGTATTTTATTGATAAATGCTATCTAAACAAAAAGTTATATAAAATTCAAAAAAATTCACTTAACGATATACTTCAGTTTGAATATGATAAATAAACTACTATTAGGTAACAATTTAGATATTCTTAAAACATTCAATAATGATTTTATTGATTGTACTATTACTAGCCCACCTTATAATAAAGGAGAAAACAAAAACTCTGGTGGAATCTTAAAAGGTATTAAATATGACTCTTCGTCTGACAATATACCAGAAGAAGAATATCAAAATCAACAAGTTCAATTAATTAACGAACTATATAGAATTACTAAACCAGGCGGTCATTTATTCTATAATCATAAAATAAGATATATTGATGGTAAATCCATTTTCCCTATTTTATGGTTAAATAAAACTGTTTGGTCAATACGTCAAGAAATTATTTGGGATAAAAAATCCGCAATTAATGTAAGAGGTTGGCGATTTCATGTAGTAGACGAACGAATCTACTGGCTTTATAAACCAATTGATAATAACGATAGAGGTAAAGAATTAACTCAAATATCTGCTAAAAACAGTAGTATTTGGAGATTTGATCCTGAAACGAAAAATCAATCTGAAACAGAACAAAAACATCCTGCGCCATTTCCAATTGAATTACCTAAACGAATTTTATTATCTTTATATAATAATGATAATAAACTTATACTAGATCCATATATCGGAAGTGGAACTACGGCTATCGCTGCTAAAATGTATAATCATAATTACATTGGTATAGATATTTCTGAAACATATATTCGCATAGCTCAAAAAAGATTAGATAATACAAAAGCAGAGAACATTTGTACTTTTTCTCAAATGATAGAATAACATCAAAATTATCAACATAAATTAATTTTCAAATAAGCCTTGACAAATCCATTGAACTGATGTATATTATGGTTGCGATTGGAATTTAACCTAATGAAAGGATTAGTCAATGTTCAAGAAAATTGTATCAACCGTGCTTCTGTTCATTGGTATCAGTTTCGCCACTGATACAACTTGGTGTATGAATTTTGGCGATAAACAACTCGGTTATGTAAACTGGCATGACTCAGTTCAGGTCTGCCCGTTCCCAAATCCTTGCCGGTATGAATACTATCCCCACAGTAAACCACTAATTAAAAATAATGATGCAACTATAATTAGTGGTCAGACATTGACTAATAGTCTTTGGTGTAATGCATTTGCTATTGACTTCACCAGCAGTCAAATCTGGATTAACAAAGATGGATATATTATAACTAATTTTTTACTTGAAATTGTCGATAGTCTACCAGAAAATTTTGATAACTGGGAAAAATTTTCAGGTCTTCAGTCTAGTTCAATAATCCCATCACATAAAAATGTTCGTATAAACCGTTTCAGTAATACTAGTTATACATTTGATTTACGTGGTAGAGCTATCAAAAATATCACACATAATCATAAAATAGTTCTGACTAGATAATCAAAAAAAGTTTTTTGCTTCTTCTATTATATTCTTTAAAATATAATTTATATCATTAAATTTCCAATATGGTATCCTAAATAGTTTAATATTATTATTTTTACAATAATCATTTTTTATTTGATCTCTCATTTTAGTTTTTTCGTGTGCTTCTTCACCACCAAAATATTCAACAGGTTTAAAATGTAATCCTCCATCATATTCAATACAGATATTATAATCTGATAAATAAAAATCAAATTTTAAATTAAATTTACATTGACAACCATCAAATTCTTTCTGCTGTTCAAATTTTATTTTATTTTTATTTAACCAAATTAATATTTTATTTTCTCCTAATGATATTTTACATTTAGGACAACATTCACCTCTTAAATGATTGTTTGGTGTTTGTTCAAATATCCCGTGTTTTTTACATATAATTTTAATTTTAGTTCTACTATTAATATATTCAACCTGACTATAATCATAATTATCACCATGAACATTTCGAAAATCTAATAAAACATTTTCTATTTTTTTGGTTTTTGTAATTATCATTTTTTGTCTTGAGCATTTTGGACATCCACCATTATGTAAATGATATTTAGGCAACATATAAAAAATTCCATGATTTTTACAAATTATAGCAATCGGATAATTCATTGAAAGATACACAGATTCACTATAATCATATTCATTACCATAAATTTTTTTAAACTTTGTTAAAACATCATCCCATGACATTATTTTTAATTTTCTAGTTTTATCTATACCACATTGTCTACAACCGCAACCTCTAAGATGATCTTTAGGTTTTTGTTTAAACACTCCATGAATCTTACATATAATTTTAATATTATCGTTTAAATTATTATATTCTACCAAATTATAATCATAAACATCACCCCAAATCTCTTTTACTCTTGCAATAAATTCAATTGTTGACATTTTGTGCTTAGTTTTTCTACATTTTTTACAACCCTTACCATTTAAATGATTATTTGGTGTTTGTTCAAATATTTTATTACATTTTAAACAAATAATTTTAACTTTAGTATTATTATTAATATAATCTACTAAACTATAATCGTATTTATTACCGTGAATTTTTTTTGATCGTTCAATAAATTCTTCTTTAGTTAATTTTTTACACATCAAAACCTCCCAATAAGGTTTTTTAATAGTAGAAAGAAGGTAATTCTAAATTGGGGTTAGAAAACCATTTGTGGCTGTCCCAACTTTCTACCATTATTTATATTAAAATATCTTAATACTCAATATTTAAATTACATATTAACTGTACTATTTGATTTGGAAGTGAATATTCAGTAATATTACCATCGTCATCTAACATATTAGTTCTCATTATATAAATATAATCTTTATTAATATCAGAAATTAGATTATTAAAATTAATGGTATCAACAAACGTAGCATAATTTCCGCCCAAATTTTTAAAAGCATTATATAAATTTTTAGCAAAAGTTACCAAAAAATATCTTTTCGTTATCAAAGATTCGTCTACCAAAAAATCATTAATCTTTTGATCAATTAAATTATAAGCATATAATTTTTGAGCATTATTACTAAATCCATTATTAACCCATTTATTAGCACCCGTTATATAAAATGCTGATGTACTAACTGGTGTAGGATAATCCGCCTCAAAATTTATATTTGTATATTTAACAGATGTAAACTGTTCAATAATTTCTATGACAGAACTTTTATAAAGATTAATTTTAAAATCTGCTGTTGTATCTGCCCATTTGTATATTGCATCATAAAAATTAGTTCTTTCAGTTTCTGTATCATAAAGGCTGTTTATTTTTACCACACCAGTAATTTTAATTTTTTCAATAATACTTGATAGATATATTGGTCTGGTTGTGATTTGCGCTCTTGTGTCCAACTTATCTACCACGCTGATTATATTCTGACTTAGGTTATTAGTCAGAGATACAAGTACTGCGTCAGGTCCAACGGCTGCAGTTCCTGATAGTATTCTTAGTCCTAAATCAGAAGCACCTGTAGCGCTAGTAAATTCGTCAATATAACATGGTGTATTCTGTCCAAAAGCTATAGTCAGGTCTTTATCTGTTGAATCGTATGTAACAGTAACGTTAGGGAATGCCGTTTGATTATAGTGTGTATTTTCTGTTGTGTTAGAACCGCGAGTATCGGTGACTAATAATAGTTGAGTTTGGATTAGAGATGCTAGAGTTTCCATTGCGTCGGTATCGTTTGATTTAGATGACAAACTTCTAACGTCAACAGTAATAGAAGTATCAGCGCTTAGACTTGTATTATAAGATGAATCGTCTGTAGTATAGCTGATGTATAAAGTTAAATTTTCACCGTAGTTTGTACTATAGTATGCGCCAGTAGTATCATCTATTTCGTGACCATAGATTTTATATTGGAATGCTGATGTTGTATATTCTTTTAGTTGTCTTACTATTTGGGAGTTAGCTGTTAGGCTTTCTGTATCTCCTTTAACAAACACATTAAAATAGTTCCAGTAAGATATATCGTCTATATTAAAGTTTGAGTCTAGTACGTTATTATCCAAACCATTTTCTTTAGTATAATAGTAATATGGTGAAGTATTAACTTGGTATAAATGACCTAAGACTGAGAATAGGACTACATTAAATAGGCGAATAACTGCATCACGACCTGTATCAGAGTTTAGTTCTTCAGCTTCTCCAAAAGCAATAGCATTTTTAATACTAATAGGAGAAGTTAATGATTTTAAATAGTTTACATAATCATCCTTTGTTACGCATCTTGAAAATGAAGCAAAGATTCCTGGTGAGTTATACTTAATAGATTCTAGACTTTCAGCATCAGCGCCACCAACTATATTAGTAGCAAAATAAAAATCAACTTTGTTTGTGATATCCTTTCCGG